CGGGAATCTACTTTCGATCTGTGGATCGTCGTACATGCGGCTGGTGATGTCGAAGTGGACGATCGGTACCTCGTGGAATGGGGTGTCCTTCAGCTTCTTCAGATGCTCCTTCGGCATCTGGTCCTCGCCGTAGTACTGCACCATTTTGTACAGCGCGATGTCCTCCTTGCGGCACACACCATCGACCTGGCCATTCTCGTCATCCCACCAGGCCATGTCCTTCATGTGCCAGGTGCGAAACAGTAGTCCGGACATCTGGCGATTCAGTTCGATCGACATCACGCCGTTGCCGAAGGTGATGTAGTCGTTGTCCATCTCCTTGGTGGACCTGCGGAAGTTTGCGTTGCGCTGGTTTATCAGCAGCATCAATCGCTTGGTCGCCCACTCGAGCCACATCTTACCCTCGTGATCAGGCTCACCCTCGATGCCGATCGAGAACCACTCGCCATCACGGAGCATGGCCTCGAGGCTGTTGGCCAACTCGCGTCGAATCAGCAGCGGCTGTGAACTGGCCAGGCTGTCGGTCAGCTCCTCACCGATGTAGTGGGTCCGGAGAAAATCGTTGCGCTCGGGGTAGAAGTTCTCAGCCAGCTCCTGCCACAAACTGAGCACAGGATACTGCTTCTCGAATCGCTCTCGAGAGAACTGTCGGAGCATGCCAGGTGACATCGCCGCCATGACTTAACCCAGGGCTGATCGTTTGTCGAGTACGGTGCCTGATCGACCAGTACCGGCACGGCGCATCGCGATTGCTTTCTGCGCTGCAATCCTGGATGTCGTGCTCATGGATCCGGTCGGGGTTGACTCGGCCAGCTTACGAGCTTCCTCGTCCTGCTTGGCCCTGGCTTCCTTCTCGGATTTCAATGCGTCTGCCCTGGCCGTTTCGGCCTGCTTCTCGGCTGACTTCCTGGCGGCTTTCGCCTCCTTGTTACTCGAATAAGACGAGTACGCGGAGATCGCGCCCATCACTGCTGTTGCTGCCATTATGCAATCCTCGATGTTCTGGTTTGTGTTGGTGCGTTGAATGATCCTGCTCCACCGCCTCGGCCTCGTTGACCCCTTCTCTTTTGAGCTGCGACATTCGCAGCCACCTGGGTGGATCTACCGCCACGGCCCCCCATGGCCTTGAACTTCGCGCCTGCTGCCTCGGTATCAGCGACAATGCCTGCGGTCTGGTACTCGATTTTCTGGACATCGTAAACGGATTTGCCGGTGCGCCTGGCCTTTGTCTCAGCACTGCGTCTGGCCCTGGCCACGTTGTCTACCTGTCGATCATTCTTGCCCTGGGTACTGTATCGGGAGCCTGGTGCTTTGTAGTGGAACTCCCAGTTGCGGGGATCATCGGCTCGGTTGCCGGTGGCCTTGAGATAGTCACTGAACCCTTTGCGTTTGCCGACCTTGCCGGTTGCCTGGTCGATGACGTTGGCGCCGGCTACGAACTTCTTCGCGCCTTTGCCCTTGTAGTCGAAGCCCTTGGTGCCTTCGTAGCTTTTTGGCTTTGCCGCCCTCGCCCTGAAGCTGCCGGTTGCAGGCCTGGCACGTTCATAGTTCTTGGAGCCTGGTCGGCCCCTGGCAGCTTGCGCCGGTCGGCCTTTTCGACGGCGCTCTTCGTCCATCCGATCTTCGCGTCCACCCATTATGCAATCCTCGCGGTTCGTTTTTGTGGTGCTGCATCGAATGCACCCGCGGTCCTGGAAGCACCGCCGCCTGCCCTACGCTGGGCCTGCTGCCTCTGAGCTGCGACATTCGATCCGGTTGCGGTGCCTCGGACCCCTCGGCCACGGCCTGATGTGGCGCCAGACCTGCGTCTGCCCTTTGCTTTCTGGGCCGCTAAGTTCCTGGCGGTCGCGGTGGATCCGAAGGTGCCTGGGCCAGGCCGTGAGGCCTTGTGAACGGCTGTGGCTTTTTCGGTAGAAGCGATGATGTTCTTGGTCTCGAACTCGAGCTTCTTGACTTCGTAGAGGGACTGCCCTCCCTCCTTGGCCTTCGACTTCGCGAGAGCCAGTTGCTTCCTATCTGCCGCTGCCCTGGCCTTCGGTCCCATGCTACTTTTGGGACTCCACGGATCATCCGGTGCCGCTGAGTCCGCGAAGTAAAACTCCCAGTTGCGCGGGTCATCAGCGCGGGTCTTCAGGGATTCAGCGAATGATGGAGTCTTCTTCTGACCAGCTACGTTCGCCCCAGCTTCAACAGTTTTGGGCTTATACGGTTTGGATTTATCCGTCTTCCGATTACGAACTTCTGCTGCAGCCCGTTTCTGGTCCGACATGGTTAGTAGCTCGAGTTTTTCTTCGACATCTTGGATCCCGAGTAGCCATCACCAGCTTTCAGTGATCTCGGTTCACCGCCATGTCCATCTCCTGCCTGGTCGTTGTAGGTGTCCTTGAACTTACCGCCACCCATGCCATCGTCGTTCTTCAAACCAGCTGCCTCGGTGCGTACTCCCTTCTTGTCGCCACCAAATCCACCCTGGATTCCTTCATCGAAGTTGCCGCCTTTCTTGCTGTTGGTGTGATAGGTACCAGGTTGTTTCCGCTTGCTGGACTTGCTGTAAGTCATCTTGCTCTTACTGCCGCCGCCGCCGTATCCCATTGCCATGACCATTACAATACTTTCTCCCAGTTCTCTTCAGTTAAATGATAATCGAGTTTCTCGAGTAGAGATCTGAAAGGGTAATCAGTCTTCATGTGTATCGTCAAGATGTCAGCTCCAAGGTTTTTTAGATCCGCAGCTGCTCCCTTCATCATCCGATACCCGACTGTGCCGCCGCGGTAGGCAGGGTCAATGTACATAATATCGTTGATGGCCAGGGTGGTTTGCTGGTAGTGCAGGCCCTTCATAATGATGCTCACGAAGTAGCCGATCAGCCTGCCACGGCCCAGCAGGATAGTGTCGTCTGTTTCTGCATCCACCGCCGTAATCCTGACCGTGAAGATCCGGAGCACACCTGCCTCCTCCATCGCCTGGTACCGATCGAGATCTGGGTCCAGCGGCTTGATGGATTTGTCGGTGGCAATCTCGACATAGTGCGCCTCGAGCATCGGTATCGCTTCTTCGTAGCAGTCGTCCCACTTTTCTACCTGGTAGGTAATCATCGGTTGATCCTCCTCGAGATCTTGGCCAGGTCACGGCGCCTGCGCCTGCGTCGAACGCTGGGCCAGAACCAGGGTGAATATTCGCTACGCGATCGCGCACCGTCTTTGCATTTGTTCTTGCGATGCATGGTGCTCATAGCGAGATCCCCACCAGAAACGCGACCACCGCCCAGGCCAGGCAGCTGTCATCCTTCGGCTTCTCGAGCTTCGGTGGGATATACGGTGGTGGTGGCTTGAGGCCCCGCTTACGATATTCCTGGCACCTGGCGATCTCGGCTGCTACTGCTTGAGGCATGGCGCCGATCATCGTTCGATGTCCACGATCAGGTGGATCCGGTCGGTCTCCATCAGGTTGACCACGGTGTGGATCTCTCGGACATCGGTCTCCCACATCTCGCCGGCTTCCATCGCCTGGACCTCGCCCCTGATCATGAAGATGTTGAACTCACCGCCCTCGATGCACAGGTGGAACCGTCGATAGAACTCAGGCACCGGACCCTCGTCGGCATGCGGGTGGATCGTCTTGCCTGGTTCGATCTTGGTCATGATCACACGGCCCAGGCGCAGCGGACTATCCAGGTGCCGCATCTCGTCACTCGACAGCAGGTACGCCAGGTTGTTGGCAATCCCCAGGGTCAGCGGCATCAGCTCACCAGCTGGGTAATCCTCGCAGGCAATCTCGACATGCATCTCCTGGAGCGATGCGGTGTGCTGGCCGACCGGACCACGCAGGACGATGTCCTCGGTGTCAACGTGCGGGGATCCAGGGAACATCACCCTGGGCGATTTGCCCCACAGCAATGGCTGGCTGTGCAGCTCATCGAGGATCGGCTGGGTCGAGAATGATTGGCCGACCTTGTGGAAGTATTTCATATCATCACCTCGTCCAATATCTTCTTCATGCCCACGGCAACGTGACGCATCGAGTCGGCAGCTGCAGCGGATCCGGATCGGTCGGCGCGTTTCAGGATCTCGTGGTGGTTCTTCCAGTCCTTCTTGCTCATCGGGATGAAGATGTCCTCGGGGTAGGCCTTGGCCCACTGCTCGATCTTGTCGATCGCATCGGCCAACCTCCACAGCACCTTGGCAGAGTCGGGCATCTGTGGGTCGATGGCGTGTGCGATCAAGCTGACCTCATTGCCCAGTGACTCGCTCATGACTTGGCCCAGTTGTTGATCGCGATCATCCATCGAGTCAGGCCTGGGATCTGGCGCTCGAGCTTGAGCTGGCCCTCCAGGTTTTTGATGATGAAGTCCTGGTTCTTCTGGAGTCGCTTGAGCAGGACTGTCCTCTCAGCATCGAGGTCCATGCAGCTGCCTCGATGCCGGCATAGCCTGGCCAGGGCCACGATGGTTTCCTCGTCGCTCATCTCTGCCTGCAGGATCTTGTCGGTGTCGTCGTTCATGTCGCCCTCGGCACTGGCAGCTGCAGGAAGACATGGCCAACGAACCGGCCATCCATCATCTGGAAAGTACCCAGGTGTTTGAGATACTCCTCGTGGACCGTGTGACCGGTGCCATAGATCCTGATCGTGTAGATGCAGCGTGGCTTGCTTGGATCCACCATCGCCCACAGGCAGGCCTCGTCGTTCTGGACCTGGACATCGAGGAACTCGGCGTCCTGGTGCGAACTGATCATTTGCTCTCCCGTCTGCGTCAGCGGGTACTTGTGAATCGTGTTCATATCTTCCTCCGGATTCTTCTTTTGGTCGCACTGCCCGACTGGGTGTTGATCTTCACGTTCGGGTTCTGGGCGTAAGTATGGGACCTGGCTGACCTGGGTGCCAGGTTGATCTTCGGTGGTATCGACGGGCCGTGATCCTTCTTGGTCATCTTGGGGAACAGCTCAGTGAAACCCCAGATCACAGCATCAGCTCGGTCGGGCGATCGCACCCCGACATACCCGCTCTGCAGCATGGCCAGGAGCTGCTCTTCGATCTCAGGGAAGTAACCGATATGGTGAATCTTCTTCTGGTCATACAAGGCGCTGATCGGCTCGGCCCTGACTTCCTTGCCCCTGGTCGCAGTGACAGGTGTGAAGGGCAGCTTATTGTCCTGGGACTGGATGACAGCTCGGACCATGTCGCCACCGTAGTTGACCTCGCCAACGATTCGATCGGCGTTGTGCCGGTCGTATGCATCAGCTGCGATCTGCCCCCAGACTTCTGGTGGGTACTTACCCGAGAGATCCTCGAGCAGGTAACCGTGTCCATCGGTACCAAGAGCGACGACAACAATCCCGACTTCGTCTGATCGCTTGTCCTCCGGTCCCTTGGTACCGCTGGGATCCACAGCAACAACAATGCGAAGCCACTGAGGCAGCCTCTGGCCTTCCTGACCCAGCACTCGGTTCTGCGCGAGTGTCTCTTCGGTCCACAATGCACCATCAGCATCCTCGGCAAACTGCCCGTAGAGAAACCGCTTCTTAGCGGCCTCGCCCAGGGCTTCGAGTTGCTGCAGGTACTTGGGGTCCAGGTTGGCCGCGTTGCCGTGCGGGTTCATGGTGAGATAGTTGTAATCAAATTCGTTCTTCAGTGGTCGGTGTGGTGGCTCCGGATCCTGCTTGCTGATGAACCGGATGTAGGACCAGTGCCGCTTCGATGGTGGGTTGAGATCGTAGTAGGCCTTGAGCTTCAGGCCTGGGTGCCTGGCAATGAGCTTGTCGTCCTTGTCGTACTCATCCCAGCTGGTCTTCTGAGCCAGCCTGGTCAGCGCAGTCTCGACAGACTTCCAGGGGATCTGGCTGCACTCATTGAAAAACATCGACGCATACTCGTGGCCCAGGACCTTCTCGACGCGCTTCTCCTCGTCCAGGCCGCTGACCCACACCTCGGATCCGTTCGGCAGCGTGTAGTACCAGTCAGTCTTGTCGAGCATCTCATCTGCGGGTGGCAGCTCGGGGAAGCACAGGCGCACGACCTTCGGCACGGTGTCGAGGCCGATGGCTGTCTTGCATACGTTGAAGCGGTACCTGGCAATCAGGTGCCTGGAGTTCGGGGTCTTGCAGGCCCTCATGAAGATGGCACGAACGATCAGAAAGGTTTTGCCGCTACGAGATCCACCACCCAGGGCGCAGTGAGTTGCGTCCGCGGCCAGGTTATTCATGGCCGACATCTGGTCAGACGTCAGCGTGTACTGAAACTTGATCGGCGCATCGGCTGCTACGGCTGCGACCATTTAACTCCCCTGGTTACAAGTTGGCATCCTGCTGGCAATACATCTG